GGATGCGTTGTGCCCCATGAATACAATGCGCGAAGTCCCCTCCGGCTCGTTTGCTTCGACGATCCAGGCGGGCTGCTTTTCCGCGCCTTGAAAGCTCAAGAGGCAGGCATGTATCTTCGCTCCGTCCATTTCTAAGCCCTCTCTTTGTTAGATGGTTTTGAGAACCGATTTCGCCTTCGCGAACTTCTCTTCGAAGGCTGCTCTTTTGGCCTCAAGCTCTTTGCGTAAATCGGATATGCGCCGCTCTTCTTCCTCGGCGGTGCGCAGGCGTGTTTTCGCATCGCTCAGGGTCACGGCGACTTCTTCGGAGCGCGCGCGCAAATCCTTCTCCGCTTGCTCGACGAGTATGAGACGTTTGTCCAACTCCGCTTGTTTCTCAGACAGCCACTTCGATACCGCAGCCTCTCTGGCATTGGCACGCTCGATGCGCTCGTCTGCCTCCGCCTTGATTTTGTTGGCGGTTCTAGCCCGCTCCTGGGCCTGCATGGCGAGTTCCTCTGCGGCCGATTCGAGTTTGGAGCGCTCTTCGTCGATTCGCGCATGTTCCAAGTCAGCGGTATGCTTGGCCTGCTTTTCGGAAGCGCGCGCACTTTCCTGGGCGAGATTTGCTCCCAGCTTTGCGTTCTCGAACTCTTCGATCTTGCGTTGGAATTCTTCCGGGTTTTTAGCGGCCTCCAGAAACATCTTGAGGGCGCGCTGTTCTGGCGTTTCCGGGCGGGCTCCGCCGCCTATAGTTTGTGCCATGGCCATGATCTTAAGTCCCTGCTGGAATGACTTGGGCTGTGCCGCCCGTGGAATCCTGAATGAAGGCAATTTTGTCTGTTCCGCCGATCACCGGGATAAAGATGTAGGTATTGGCGGGCAGGAAAATGCTCGTGTCGTCCTTGGCCGCCGTAGGGCTTGCGCCTTTGATGAACCAGACATCTTCCGTCGCTATAATCATCGCGATGCTGCTGTCTGCCGGGAGAGCGTCCGCCGTAGCGGCACTCGTTCCCGACGTTGTGACATTCTGGATATTCGACCAGTCCGGCTTGATCGCCTGCACGGGAAAGCCGTTGGCGTCCTTAATGAGTGTGCTATGCATGTAGCCCTCCCGGTTGGAAATGAAACGTGATTACGCCGCTCGAACGTAACGCGCGTCGTCCTTCGCCTTTTTCTTGGCGACTTCCCTGCGTTGCAGTTCTGCCTTGTAGTCGCGCCACGCGAGCAAATCTTCGTCGGAGGCGGCTCGAATCGTTTCGAACGGGTAGGACGGAACATCCTGCGCGGCGCCGATGCAGTTTTCTTCTTCGTCCCAGGGATAGTGCGTTTCGACCGCATTGCTCAAAGCGACCCAGTAGCGATGCTTGACCCTGCAAGGCGTATTTCGCGGGATGAGAATTCCGACGCCGTTCACGCCGACAAACAGATGGCGCCTGCCGGCTTTCCCCTCGCCGTTCATAAGTTTGATTTCGAAGATGGGCTCTTCGACGCGAACGAGTTCTCCGTCGTGAGCGGCCGGGGGCAGCGGGGGCGCCTTCGCTTGGCTCGCCTGCGGTTGTTTTTCGTCATCGCCGGGTTCGGGATAAATGACGATGAACGGATGTATCCACCCGGATTCCAGAATCTTCTTGCGAAGCCGATCTTCGGTATCGAAATTCTGTGTCGGTATTTCCATATCGGCGCAGAAGGCTTTGAGCTGCCTCTTCGTGGCCTTCATAAGTAGAATCTGTTTGCCCTCTGCGAGCACTTTCGGCTGGTTCGTTGCCATTTCAGTCTCCATTGTTCTTAGTGATGGGCCATGCAAAACGCCGCCCCCTTGGCCCTAAAGTGGAATGGCGTTAATTTTGATACTCAGGCGCAGTTAAGCGTTAGCGAAATCGATACGAAGAAAGGCCGGCCGGTTAAGGCCGGCCCTTTCCTCATCGGTTAAGCCGCCTGACGAATGTAGCTGATCACAACTGTTCCGTTCAGAAGCCCGGACTGATCGGCGTTCGCGCCCCAGCCATCGGCCATGTTGAGATAAACGGTGTGCGCGCCAGCGGTCGTTATCTCCAACGGGGCACCGGCAGTCGGGCCGGCGCCCTTCACCGTTGGAGTTCCGCCGGTATCGGTAGCGACCTGTCCGGTAATGATGTCCTCGAATGTCGCCGTGCCGCTAAGGACGGCCACAACTCCACTCGCTATGACGGTTCCGAGCCCGACTTCAGGCGTGTCCGTCGTGGTCGTGACATCGGACAAATCGACGGACATATAGGAGTCGCGAATGAGGCACGCGCCGGCAGGAAGCGTGTATAGCAACGCACCGACACCCAAATCCTCACTCGATCCGACCGCCAGAACAACGTCGGTGAGCGTGAGAACGGCGGTGACGTTTACGCCGTCGCCGTAGTGGACAGCGGTAACATTCGCTTCCGGAGTGCCGTTGTTTGCGTTAGTCTGCAGCTGCTTGTTGCTGTCAACAAGCGCGGCCTTTGACGCGACACTGTTAGCCACGACAGAACCATCCAGGAGGTTGAGTTCGGTCCCGGTTGAAGTAACTTGCGTTTCAGAACCGGACGCGCCGATGTGAAGCGCTGTTACCTTGGAAACGCCGGTATTGACATTCGCATCCGCTACAACGGCTTTGGACGCAGCTTGCGTACCGGGAGTGACCCCGTCGATAACAGCCAGTTCGGCCGCCGTAAGATCCACGACCGCAGCCACGTCCCAATCGTTATTGGTCGCGCCTGTCGCGACGTAGAAATGCTTGTTGGTCGTGTCGTAAAGCTTTTGGCCGATGGAATGGGGAACGACGTTCCCGTTCGGATCGCCCGCATAGGTTTCGTAAATGCGGCCTTCCGCCGCCGCATAGAGAAGGTCTGCAACGGCTTTGTTGTTGCCGTTCCTCGCGCGCGCGATGGCCTGCTTGACGCTCACATGCGACACTCTGGATGTGCGTGCTGACATTGAAATTGTCCCTCCTGGGACGGTGATGCTCCTGCATCGGTTACATTTGCGCCGACCGGCGCGTTAGAGTGTGAGCCGGGGAAAATCCCCGGCCCATTTCTCGAAGCTCATTCGTTAAGGGTTAAGCCGAGTTCTCGATGATCTGGCCTGCACTTCCGGGACCGGAGCGGAGCGCCACATAGACGAACAGCTTTGCGTTCTCGGAGATGGTCGAGCCGATAGTGAAGCCCCTGGCCGTTGCGCCGAGCGAACCGACAAACGGGGACACTGCCGCGTTTGAGGTTGCGCCGGCGACTTCCGTATCGACATCTACGGTCGGCGACGCGGGCGCCGCGGTCAGTGTGATGTCGTTCGTTCCGCCGGGAACAAATGCGTTTTCCCCTTGGAATGTTCCGGTGATGGTGAACTTATCGAAGACGATCCAACCGGCAGCATCGCCACCGGCCCATGTTCCTGTATCAAGCATAACGCCAAGAACCCGGCCCGTTGCGCCAGATGTAGCGCCTTCGAGCAGGGCGTTCTTCTTGACTTCGGTTGTGCCGCCGGACGTGAACGCACACAGGAAGAATTGCGGGGCGCCTATATATATGATGTCGCCGTCGGTATGGTTCCAGAGAATGACGACATCCGGCGTCCAGCCGAGATCGATGTTCTCCGCGGAGCCTGTGCCGCGGATAAGACCACATTTGACGTTCTCCATTGGAGAACTCCTTCCAAGCACAGGACGGCGCGCGCATACCGTTTGAAGCTGCGCGTCATCCGCCGTGTACGGTTTAATTGTTGGGGGGGTTAGGCGGCTACAGAATCACGATTACGGATTCTGGGAAGCGGCCACTTCCGCACGATGCATCCAGTTTTCGTTCAGCCGGACACCGGCATAGTACGTCTTCCAGGAAACATATGTGCGTTGCGCCATCGGGTCTGCCGCAGAGGGCTTCGCGTTGACGATCATTGGTGTAATCGCCTGTTTGCCCTTTAAGGGGACAGACGCATAGGACTCGCGGCCGACGAAGACGACCGGGAACACATCGGCGCTCGTGCCGCCTGTGCTCATCATGGATTCGCCGGAACCGTCTTCAGCTCCACCCGCATCCGCGAAGCCGTCGAGATCGGCCGAAAGGATGTAACGAACATCCTCCGCGGATCCCAATTCTTCCTCGCATAGCGGCGAACGCTGGCCATAATCGGCAACCGGGATGAACCCGTTGATGTTGCGGATGTCGCCTTCGACGTTCGTGTGTGAAAACGCGATATAGGCCGGTTCGATCGCCTTCGTGCCGTAGTTCGGAGAACTCGACAGCATACGGCTGATCTTCTTGGCCTTCTGCGATTTGAGCGAGCGAGTGATGCTGCGCTGGACGCTGAGCGTCATCGGCGTATTGACGTCCGTGCGCGCCGTTCCGTTTGCATACGTCACTGAGGTGCCGGCCTTCATCACTCCGTAGAGAACGGCTTCCAAAGTTTCGCCGGCCTGCTCGCCCATGAGCATCGTTGCGTCTTTAAGAACCGGGTCCTCCGAAGTATCGCGAACAACGTCCGTGATTTCGGTCGTCGCCCCATATTGCTGCAAGGTCGCCTGAACGTCCTCGTAAAGCATTTTCTGGGGAGTCGGGGTCACACCCTCGACCAGCGGCGTTGTCGCGGCCGGGAAGGGAATGGGACGCCGAAATTTTACCACGTTAGCGGTATTCATCGGTACGGGTTTTTGTTTCGCGAACTTGCCGAGAACAATGGTGGGTTCGGCGTGGGCCAACATTTCGACCGCGGCCCATGCGGCTGTTCGTTGGGAAATATCCCCATAGGTAGTCGTGCCATCAACCATGACACTTCACTCCATCATAAGAGTCCTGCCGCCTTCCTTTTTTCCGCAGCCTTCGCAAACTGATCGAATGACGTATCGAAATCTTCCGGCTCGCCTTCCTTGGGAGCGGGGCCTTTCTGCGTCACTGTTCTGGATGCGTTAAGCTGGCGTTGGCGGCGCGCGGACTGTTTTCCGTTCGCCGGCTGATTGCCTTGCCGGGTTTCTTCGGCATTGCCCTCAGCGGGCTTGTGTTGCGTTGGGGGTTTGGGAAGCGGCGCTCCTGCGGCTTCCATATCGGTTTCGAATCTTTTGAAAAGGTCGGCGGCGGAATCGACATTGACGATGGCAGTTGCGTTCTCGCGGCCCCATTTCTGAATATGCTCCGGCTGTTTGATGAACCATGCCTGGAATTCCGGCATGTGACGCCATTCATGCCAGCCGGGAACAACGCTATTAAGGTCTTGCGCGTTGTCCATGAATGTACGCTGTGCCGAATCCTGGCGGACGCCATTCAACTGTCCGCTGAATTCGTTAAGCGCCGTGGCAAGCTGGTCATTCTCGGCGCCAAGCCCCCGAACGATTCGCTCGAAGGGCGCCGCCAGATCGGGATAGTCCTCTTTGACCTTCTTCCAGTCGTCGCTTTCAATAAACTCCGAGGCTCGGTTGGCGGTTTTTCGGGGCTGCTTGCCGTTGCTATCTTGGGACGGTTCACTTTGCCGCTGCTCGGGCGCTCTCGCTTGTGTTTGCGCGCGTCTGGCGGCTGCAAGTTCCTGGCTTAAACGGCTAACCGTTTTGTCCCGATCGGTGACAATTGTCTGAAACGCATTGTAGCGTCCGCGGTCGGAACGCCAGCGCTGCACCAAATCGTTGTAAGCCGCCTTGGCGTCGTCGGAAAAAGACTTTAATTCTTCTTCGCTGAGCGGCTTGAATTCTTCGTCGTCTTCCTCTTGGCGTCGTCGGCCGGTATCTTTTGCTTGCGCTTTTGCTTGCGCCGGCGCCTCACCTTCGCCTTTATCTTCGCCCTCTGCCTCTCCGTCGCCGTCTTCGTTTTCGCCCTTGGCGCCCCCCACATCGCCGGCGCCGGCGTCCTCGTCCTCGTCCTTTTTCCCTTCGGCCTTATCTGCGAATTCATCGAACGATTCATCGTACTCGGATTCTTCCGCAGCAAGCCCTTCGAGCGCTTCCTTGCTCGGCTGGCCTTCGCTTAGGTCATCGCTCATTGCTGTGCTCCCTCAAGTGCCTTCATCATCTCGCGGGCCTTTTTACGGGCACGCGCAAGTCGCTTCTTGTCCTTGCGGATTTCGGCTGCTTCGGTCAGCGTCCTGACATCAGATTGCGCCTCCCAATCGGCGTTCTGAGCAGCCATTGTTTTAGCCATCTTAAACATCCTCCAGGGTTTTGACCTTGATAAGCCGCTTCGCCTTCTCGGTTATGACAACGTTCCCATACATCGGGCCGCTCAGCCGCTTGGCAATCTGGTTCAGAATATACCGCCGTTTCGGCCGAGGCTTTCCATGGGACGCGATTTCGAATTCACGGCGATGGGCCAAGAGTTCTTCGTAAAACCGGAATTGATCGTCGATAAGATAGCGGTCCCACCAGCCGTCGGGATCATTGTCCTGGCGCATTGCGTGAACCGCTTCATGCGCCATAAGAGCAACGTCAATCGTGCCGGACATCTTTGGGCGGTAAATGGCAGGCCCGTAGCAGAACATGATGCCCGGCCTATTTGCGACGGTCGGCCACTTCGCAACGCACCTGTCGTAGATGTTGTTCGGCGGATATGAATGGATAACACGAAGACAGGGTTCGGGCTCGATCGTCACTCTCAGAGGTCTCCGAACTCCGGCGACGTTCCTAATTCGAAATCTATCGGCTCTTCTTCTTCTGCCTCGGGCCTTAACTCCGGGTCCGGCAGGGAAAGCACGACGCGGAATGCATTGATCTGACCGCGGATAACTTGCGTTTTGTCAAACGATTTGTCCGGTATCTCCAAATCACGGCGCGCGGCCGCCAGAAGCCTTCGCACTTTTTTTTCCACCACCAGCCAGTCAACCGAATTTTTGTTGATGAACTCCCCGCGTTCAATTTCCGGTGCAATTTGGGCTTCAAAGTCCTCAGACATGACCGCCCCCGCCACTGCCTCCAAGTTCGCGCTGTGCTGCGACCTCGGCAGCCAACATGCGTTCCTTCGAGGCGGCAACTCTCTGAGAATCACGCTCGCGGGACATCAGTTCTTCGCGGGCCTTCACGAGAATCCCGCGGAGCTTTTCGACCTCGATGTTCCGCGTCTCCGCCAGGGTGATGAGCGACGATTCCAGCTCGGCCCCGGTGATGATGCGCTTAGCATTGAGTTCGTCCATCTGCATTTCGCGCTGGTGTTTATGCAGCTCGCGCTGCATCATGACTTCGAGCGGCGGTTCGGCGTTGTTCTTGCGCTCCGCTTCTTCGTCCGCGACTTCCTGATCCGTTTTAACCAGCTCGTCCGAACGTAAGGAAAGCGTCTGCACGAGAATCGACAGTCCGTTCGACGTTTTTAAGTAGGGTCCGATAACCGGATCGTTGGCGAACAGCCGCAGGATTGTCATGAGGTTCTGCGATTGCATTTCGCGAACCAGCAATACGCTGGACCCGCGGGCATCGATTTCCATATCGCCTTTTATGTCTTCCCGCTTGCTGTGCTGCATGTTCCAGTCGTATAGGCGCCGGATGCTGGGCGTCGTGTGGTGATCGTCGTAGTTCCGCGTCGCGTGCCGGAAGATCACGTTCGCAGAGTTGATGAGCAGTGCCAGACCTTGCTGACCGGTCGTGATGTGCCCGGCTTGCTCGCCCATCGCGACGAGCGGCATCGACACTTCCATATCGGCCGCCGCGTCTGCCAGGGCGGCGATGCGCTCCAATTCCGCTTGACGCACGTCGAACTTGATTTGCTCGACGATCTTTTCGTTCGGGGCGACTTCCTCTTTGATGTACCACAGCTTCTTGCCTGTGATTTCCCATTTATTGTTGGCGGGCTCGACCTTCTTGCGGTTAATGAACAGGTTAACGCCGGCGGAAAGAGCGGCGTTATCCATCATCATGCGCCATGCGCCGTTCTTGATGGCCTGCGGGTTGCGAAGGATGGCCGGAACGCCGTAACCGAACATCATCGAGTCATCGCGCTCGAACGGTGTAACCGAATAAAGAGAGTCGCCGCGGTCAAGCGGATGCAGCCCGAATTTGCAAACGTGTCCCTGGCAAAACCACAAAACGGCGTTCAATTGCGTCAGCGGGTCCGATTCGAACTCTTCAAGTATCTCGTCGCGATCGATCCCGCCGAAAGCTTGGATGAGATTGCGGACATCTTCCTCTTCGAGCGCGCCGTGATATTCCCAGAACAAGAACCGCTTCGTATCGCCGGACTGATCGCCGTCCGAAATCTCCCGCAGCTGCGGCCACCAATGGGGAACATCGCCCAGGATGCCCTCTTTCAGGACCTCGCGTAAGGCATCCTTATCGAAGTCGTCGCGGTTCTGAAGGTTCTTGACATCCTTGACCGTGAGCGGATGAAGCTCGAACGTGTATTCGGATTCCTCGATCGTCCTGGCGGCCATCTCGGGATAAAAAAGCCAGGGATTGACGCCCCTGAATTCCGGCCTGGGGTCTGATATTTCCCGCAATTCCCATTCGCCGGCCCGCTGGGCGTTCTCACCGGGGATCGGTTGGCGGTCGACGCTGGTAACGGCTTCGGAAAGACGTCGCCATTGCCTCTTGCGCCGCTCGCCGACAACCGGGCCCTTCATGATTTCGGTGCCGATGCGGCACATATCTGTGATGCCTTCGCGGCATCTGATGTTGTATTGGGATTCGCGTAGCTGGTCCTCCATCTCGTCGGACATCAGTTTTGCGCGGCGCCGGGCTTCGTCCAATCGAAGTTGCGCTTCTTTCGAGTGCTCGGCGGCAGTCTCCGCCCGCGACAATGCCGCTTGTTCGGCCTGCTCGTCTCCGGCCTCGCGTGCTTGCGTCGCCTCGCGTGCCGACTCGATCGCGCTCTCGACCGAACGTTCCGCGTCGTCCGACAGTTCAGGGACCGGCGTAGGCTTGATCGACCACGGCTTGTCATCGACCGGATACAGCATATCGGAAAGACGCGCGGCCCATGCGAGCGTCTTGGCCCGCGTAATATTGACGAACACACGGCTTTTTTCCGCGTTCGCCAATGCCTTTTCGACGCCCTGAGAATACCGACCATGGTATTGGCGGGTGTCCAAAAGCCAACGGTCCTCAATGTTCTTCCTTCGCGATTGCTGGTCTGCAGCAACTGCTTCCAAGCGTCCGGCCAGTGCGCTAAGCGCCCCTTCGAGGCGTTGCTTGCGCTCTTGTGGGTTCTCAAACCCGCTAGAGCCGAACGCATCGGCATTGCCGGTATATGGTTCAACGTTCGCCATCAGCCGGCCTTTGCCTTTTTGAAGATCGGGGCTTCGCCTTCAGGAAGAAAGGGCAGACGGAGCTCTTTGTCGTCGTCCCACCGGGCTACCGAGTCTGGCGACAGCCCTAGTGCGGCACCTTGGCACCTGAAGACCATCCGCACGCCACAAATATTGCATCTTGCGTGAAGCCTGATCCAACTTATGTTCGAGTCGGGAAGTCCGACATGCTCCGCGTTAATTCCAAGGTCCCTGTGATCGCAAACGGGCTTTGGAAGGTCTGCGTCCACGGTTTGCAAATCCTCTCAATAGTTCACGAGCGGATCGGCCACAGTGTCGATCACGACGTTCTCAGGCCTGATCGATGAGCGCGGCGGCATGTAGCAGATGCCCATCAGGCCAAATGCGTCACTGTTGCTTACCAAAACGCCATTCGCGAAATAGCAGTGATGTTTCTCAACTGTTAGATCGAATACCGGCTCGCTTGCGCCTGTAAGCCGCTCGCATTTTACAATTCTTCGAGCAGAACCGTGACCGCGACGGATAGAAGGTTTCGTAATCCGCTTCGCATTCGTGACACTTCGCATAAACCAGCTTGCGAGATTCCCATGTTTTCTTGCCGTGCTTTCGATGCCATTCCCGCCCAGCATCCGACTTATGCCACGCAACAGCCAACGCACCTGCCCGCCGGAGTTGTCTCTTGTTGGGCTCGCTTCCGATCCATTTATTATCCGAGGAGTGATGCTTCGCATGGTCGGAGGCTGACATAAGGGCAAGGTTTTGAATTCGATTGTCGGCTTTATTGCCATTGACGTGGTGTACATGGAAACCGTCAGGAATAGGCCCTCTTTCGGCAAGCCAAACAGCCCTATGAAGAAGCGCGCCGCCCTGGTCATGGCGGGCCTTAAAATATCCACCAGGTTTTGGATTGTAGAGAGTGCCGCGATACCGAAGTGCGATGTGTTTTTGCGTCCTAGGCCGGAATGACCCTCGTTTTTGTAAGCGCCAATTGGCGGGCGAGAAATTCTCCCAATCGCCGTCGTGTGGGATAATATCGATAGCCCGATTTGGAACCCGCCCGTCATTCGCCTCAAACAAGACGCGATGTAGGAGAGACTGCCGTCCGCCGCGCTGCGAACAATACAACTTCCGCTTTTCCCAATACCAATATTTGACGCCCCGAAACTCTCGATAAAAGCGTCCCGATA